GTGTAGTTCACCGTGCCCGTCACAAGGACGGACAAGGAGACGTTGAAGGGCGAAACATAGTTATCAGGCGCATAAACGCCTGAATATTTCGCACCTCCTGACGCATCAGAAAGCGTGTAAACGACTGGACGCATAACGTCCTCCTATCAGGAGTCAGCGAAGGGAGTTGCAACAGTGCCAGTGCCAAGAACAACGCCAGTCACCATGTACTTGTTTGCAGCAACTGCAACGATTTGCACCCAAGTACCGGCAACACCACCGGTGGTTCCACCGTTGAAGTTGATGAAATCATTGGTTGCGCCAGCAACAAAACCGACCGTCACGTTCGAGGAGTCCGTGTCAATCGACAGAACAGAACCGACATACTTATCAGTGCCGTCAGTGCCAATCTTGAGAGAGCTCGTGGCAATGGTGGTGGGAACCCAAATGGTGTAGGTCACGCCTTCGTTGTTGGCGGTGTTGGGGTCCGAACCGGGGCCTGAAGAGACGGGATCAGTGGAAGTGTTGATGGTGGGCAGCGTCAAGACCACGTTGGAAGCCAGCGTGCCGCCAACAGTCAGAATACGTCCGCCATGATCAACGGGGTTCAGCGTGGTGCTGGAAGTGATTGCAACGACCGCGTTGGGGCCTTGCTGATAAATGCCGCCCAGCGAACGAACCGGGCCTTGAAAGGTAGTGCGTGCCATGTTTTTCCTCACATGCGAGTTAAGGTGCGTCTGTCTGCATGTCGTCAGCCGGGTCTGTCAGATGCACCGGGAATCCCGGGATGTGTGAATAGTACCCTACTCACAAGAAAAAAGAAAGGGGGGCCGAGGCCCCCCATTTCATCAGGTCGAACCGGCAGAACCCCAGATGCCAAGGGGATCAGACCAGCCGAAGCTGTAACGCTCACGGGCCTTGTAACGGACGTTGCCGGTATCAAAGTCACCATCCATGGAGGTGTTCATGGCCACACGTTCAAAGTGCTTCAGACCGTTGGGAACGTCGGTCATGAGGAACCAAGCGTTGCTGTCGGTCAAGAAGTGGTTGACGGTGTAACCTTCAGGAACAGCGCCCATGTTCTTGATGGCGTTGATGTCGTTGTCGGCAGTGCCCACGCGCAAAGACGTTTCGAGCAGACGGTCTGCAACGAACATCAGTGAGGGGGGAATCACCAACTTACGGGGCTTGGCAGCGATCAGCAGACCGCGTTCATCCGTCCAAGCGGCGATCTGAATAACGGCGGCTTCCAAGGAAGTCTCGTTCAGATCAACGCCGGTGGTGGGGCTGTTGTAGTTCACACCGCCGCCAACCAAAGGATGGCCAACGCGAGTGCCGGAGCTGTTGACACCGCACAGAGACACGCCGTCACCGCCCAGATACGAACCGCTGAAAGCGTTGTTCAGGACAGAGGCAGCTTTCACCTGCTTGGTGTAAGCCATGGCACGAGCCAGAGCCTTGGTGTAGCGGGCAGACAGACTGTCATACAGGTTGTCTTCCACAGCTTCTTCAGTGATGCTGAAGCCCAAAGCGATGGTTTCGTGGGTGTAGCGGGAAGTGAACGCTTCTTGCGCATTGTCGTAAGCGATGGCGGAGCCTTCGTTCTTGACAGGTGCTGCACCGAAGCCAGCCAGCTTGGTTTCTTCTTCGAACGAACGCTCGGAGGTCTCGGTTTCGTAGATCTCTTTGTGTTCTTCGCCGTAACGAGCGTACTCCATGCCATACAGGGCGTTCAAACCCGGCAGGAGTTCTTTCAAAAGTTGTGCGCGTGAAATTGCCATGGTGAATTACTCCTTAGACGCCAACAGCGTTGCTGTAAGAGTGGTAGCCGGGGTTGAACTTCACCAGCAAATCAGTGTACGCATCGCCAACTTGGGAAGTCGTGCTGTTCACGAAACCAACGATGCGGAAAGCCGCAGTGGTGGTGACAGAAGAAGACGACACAGCAATGTTGCTGTTGCCCGTGGTGGTCGAACCGGTGGAGGTGCTCTGAGCGTTGGCCAAGTACACGTTGTTACCCAAAGTGGTTTGGGCCATCGAGCCGTTGGCTTGCACTTGGAACACAGCGCGGTCGTCGTCAACCACAAATGCTTGCACCACACCAGTCGTGTTGGCTGGGTAGTACTGCGAGAAGATCAACTGACCTTGTGCGTTGTAGTACGAGCAGCCCACAAACACGCCGACAGCACCAGTCAAAGTGCCAGAGCCGGGGAAGGAGTTGGTCGTGCCATCAGCGCCAGTGCCGGTGACAATGTTGAGGTAGCCGGACGAGTTCACATACACGATAGTACCGTTGAAGATGTTCGTGCTGTACCCAGCCGGGTCGATCAAGAAGGTGCGGGTGCTGCCTGCATAAGGAAGCCCGCCCAACTCGTTGACGGCTTTGAGGCCGTAGGGAGAAGCGGTTGATGCCATTGAAGGACTCCTAAATTACTTTGAACCTGAACCAAAACCTGCACCGCGACTGGTCGTGGACTTTCGTTCCGAGAACAGCGGCATGCGCGGGTCATTGTTTCGCATGAAGTGGTTGTCCACTGATTCCATCTGGGCTTGTGCTTGGTTACGGTAATACTCATCACGGGCTTGTGCTTGTTCTTTGGGCATCTTGCAAAGCATGAGCCCGCCAATCTCCACATTGCCTGTCTTTTCATTACCCATCAGCATAAGCTCTGGATGGTCTGCTGCCTTGACTGGTTCCCAACCTTCGCGCAATTTCTTGGACACGTTGGTAGGTTCCGCTTGCCCCAAAACATGTGTCGCAATCCAGTGATACACATATCCCGGTTCGGGGGTGGGGTCAGGCAACGATGACGGGGGGCGGTAGACCGCACGGGCCGTCTTTTCACGAGACACGAGGTCACGAGGGGTACGATTTTGTTCAGCCATTTTGTTTCTCCAATTTTGCAACTTGTTCAGCGTACTGCTTCGGGGTCAATCCAAATTTCTTTGCCAGCGCAATCTGCGTTGGAGTGAGTTGAATTGTCTTTGCACCGGACGACCGGGTCGCAGGTGCAGCTACCGCAGCAGGTTTCTTTGGAGACGTGCTGGGCGTACCACGTCTGTCTTCGGTATCCCCAAAAACTTCAGGGAACTTCGACTTCACGCGAGCGTCAATCTGCTCGAAATATTCATCAGAGCGGGGGTCAACCCCGTTTGTGACTAGTTTTTGATGCAGCCCTAGTGCAAAGCTGGTGACTTCTTCGAACCCGTCAGCCCCGAACCACTGGTTTTTGGCTTGCCAGCGCAAGGTTTTTTCGTCCGGTTGAACTCTTTGAGGTTCGCTTGAACGGGGTTGTACAGGAGTTTCATCCTCTTGTAAAGAGGGTGGTTTGAAATTTTTTGCCTGTTCGGCCTTGATCTTGGCAGAGAACAGTGCTTCTTGGGCTTCCACAATGGCGTCTGTGTCAAACGCCTCTTGGGCCGCTTTCAAAGCACGGCGGGCTTGCTCCAACTCGG